CGGCTCCGCTTTTAGTGGGGATAGTTGTATCTATTCCACAAAAGAAAGAATTATGGTCCACAATCCCAATCAAGTAAAAGAGGCTGAACGAGCCAAGAAGGTTATCCTCCAGTGTATAGCCGACGGTATGACCGTTGAGCAGTCCTGCAAGGTGGCTGGCAAGTCAATCAAGACCTATGAGTACTATCGTAGATCTGATGCTGTCTTCAAGCAGTTGGCTGATAGAACAAGACTTGGTAGCCTAGAAAAGAACTTTGCAGAAGAGACTGCTAAGGATTTAGATTTTGTTACCTGGCGTAAGAAGTATCTCAAGCAAGAGACTTTCCCTCATCAAAAGAATTTAATAGATGTCATAGAAGGCCGTGAACCATCCTGGCTCCATCCCTCTATGAAGTATGAAAAGGGTCTGGCAGATAACCGTATCCTTTTGAACATCCCACCAAACCACGCAAAATCTATTACCGTGACGGTGGATTATGTAACCTACAAGATTGTCAATAATCCGAACTTTAGAGTTCTCATAGTTTCCCAAACCCAGCGTTTAGCGGCTGACTTCCTTTATGCTATCAAGCAGCGACTGACGCACCCAATGTACGAAGAACTACAGCAGGCATATGCCGCTGGGGTTGGGTTCAATACTAAGACCGCTTCCTGGCAGGCTACCCGCGTCACCTTTGGTGATGAACTCAGGGAATCTTCAGAGAAGGATCCGAACCTAGAAGCCGTAGGTATTGGCGGTCAGATTTACGGTAAGCGTGCCGATATGATCATCATAGATGACGCGGTGACGTTATCCAATGCAAATGACTTTGAAAAGCAAATCAAGTGGCTTACCCAAGATGTGCGCTCTCGTTTGAACCCCACAGGTAAATTGATTGTGGTAGGTACCAGAGTTGCAGCCGTAGACCTCTATAAAGAATTACGTAACCCAGACCGCTATCCAGGTGGGTTAGTCCCTTGGACTTATCTGGCTATGCCAGCCCTATTGGAAACCCACGAAGATGCCAACAAGTGGGTCACTCTATGGCCTTACTCAGATCAACCCTTTGATGGACAAACAGAAGACCAGAAAAACGAAGAGGGTCTATACCCCCGTTGGAATGGAAAACATCTATATGCAGAACGACAAGCAATGGATGCCAGTACCTGGGCGCTCATCTACCAGCAACAAGATATCTCAGACGATGCCATCTTCGATCCTGTCTGCGTCAAAGGTTCTATTGATGGTATGCGTAAGTCTGGTCGTCTTGTCCCTGGGCATCCAGGTCATCCTCGTGATCTTAGCGGCTTTAGTTTTATATGTGGTCTGGACCCTGCAATGGTTGGCGACACTGCCGCTGTTTGCTATGCTATTGATCGTATTACCCATAAGCGTTATGTTGTTGACGCGATAAAGATTACCAGACCTACTCCAGCACAAATTCGTCAGTTGATTACTGACTGGACAAATGTCTATACCCCTTCTGAGTGGATTGTAGAACGCAACGCATTCCAATCCTTCCTCACCCAAGATGAAGGCATTCGCCAGTTCCTGGCTTCTAAGGGAACGCTACTGCGAGAACACCATACAGGTAATAACAAATGGGATTCAGGATTCGGTGTTGCTTCTATGTCTACATTGTTTGGCACAAAGCAGCAAGATGGAAAGCATCACCGAGATAATCTCATTCACCTACCGAATGATCAAACTGAGAATATCAAATCATTTATCGAGCAACTTATTACCTGGTCACCTACCACTAAAGGTAAGACCGATATGGTGATGGCTTTGTGGTTCTGTGAGATTAGAGCAAGGGAGATGCTCAATCAGGGTATCCACGCAACACATCATTTGAAAAATCCATTTTTATCACGTTATGAAAAAAGCAAGAGAGTAGTTATCAACATAGATGAACTCCTTGCTGAGCAAGAACGACAGTTTATCTAAGGAGAACCACGTGCTTACAACCAAAGAGGTCATCGCTAAGGTAGCGCGGCTGCAGTCTAAGTACGCAGCACGTGACCAGCGTATGCGTGATGTGCTATCGGTACGTCAAGGAGACATCAGCAAGGTTTATCCTGCGATGTTCTCTGAAGAGTACCCAAAGCCTTTGGTTGCTAACTTCGTCGATGTAGCCGCACGCGATCTAGCAGAAGTGATGGCACCACTGCCATCGTTCAACTGTGCTGCTACCAATATGGTTTCAGACTCAGCACGCAAGAGCGCAGATACTAGAACTCGTATCGCCAACTATTATGTTTCAATGTCTGAACTACAGATTCAGATGTATACAGGCGCTGACTGGTTCAACACCTACGGTATGCTTCCAGCAATCGTAGAGATGGATTACGAGACAAACAATCCACGTATCCGCTTGCTCAATCCATTCGGTGTCTATCCTGAACTTGACCGCTTCGGTCGTTGTATCTCTATCACTCAGGTAGTCAATACCGATGCTGAATCTTTGGCAATGCAATACCCAGAGTTCTACAACCAGATTGTTGCAAAGAATCAATACGCATCAGGCTCGCCATATATCACTATGGTTCGCTACCACGATAAAGACCAAGATCTTATCTACGTACCAGACCGCAATAACCTTATTCTTTCTAACTTGCCTAATGCTGTTGGCAAATGTATGGCACGTGTTGCTGTACGCTCATCATTGGACGGTGAAGCACGCGGTCAGTTTGATGACATCTTGGCTGTACAACTTGCTCGCGCTCGCTTTGCAGTATTGCAAATTCAAGCAGCAGAAAAATCTATCCAAGCACCGATTGCTATTCCGCAAGATGTACAAGAACTTGCTCTCGGTCCTGATGCGATTATGCGCTCTGCTAATCCACAAGCAATCCGTCGCGTACCGCTAGAACTACCACCTGGAGTCTTTACTGAATCTGGCGTGCTAGAGCGTGAACTTCGTCTCGGTGCTCGTTATCCAGAAGTACGCAGCGGTAACGTCGATGCTTCTATCATCACAGGTCGTGGAGTTCAAGCGCTCCAAGCAGGGTTTGATACTCAGGTACGTGCAGCACAAGCACAGTTTGCACGTCTATTTACTGAACTTGTTTCTCTCTGCTTTGAGGTAGATGAGAAAATCTTTGGCAATATGACCAAGGAAATCAAAGGCGTAGATGACGGTACACCATTCAATATGAAGTATGTACCAAGCAAGCAGATTGCTGGTGAATACGGCGTAGATGTTCGTTACGGCATTATGTCTGGTATGAATCCCAACAACGCCATCATTGCTTTGCTACAGATGCGTAGCGATAAACTTGTAAGCCGCGACTATGTACGTCGTGAAATCCCAATGGAGTTGAATGTCACTCAAGAAGAACAGCGTGTGGATATTGAAGAGATGCGCGATTCTTTGCGTGTTGCTGTTGCTCAGTACGCCCAGGCTATTCCAGCGATTGCAGCACAAGGTCAAGATCCTTCTCAAATCGTTTCCCGAATCGCCGAAGTAATCAAAGGTCGTCAAAAAGGTAAGCAACTAGAGACGATTGTTCAGGAAGTATTCCCAGCCCCTGAACCACAACCAGAAGTGCCGATGGGCGCAGAAGTTCCAGCAGCAGGTATGGCCCCCGTTCCTGCCTCGCAGCCAACTCCAGAACAAATGGGTGCGGCCCCTGCTGCTGGCTCTCGTCCAGATATAGCGTCATTACTCGCATCTATTGCAGGGTAAGGGAGGTGTGATATGAAAAAAGGTGGTCGTGCAAAGGCTTCAGTACAGAAGCCAACAGAAGGCTCAAAGAAGGCTCCGATGCCAAAAGGCGGGATGGTCAAGTTTGGCTATGCTGCTAAGGCTCGCAAAGGCAAGAAGGCTTAGTGTTATGTGAAAGGACAGAGCGTGGACGAAGATAAAGATTATGTACCACGTTCTGTCACTTTCGCAGATTTCTTAGTAGTTATATCAGGATTCGCAGTAAACATAGTTAGAGCCATAGAGATGCTCACTTCAGAATTATTAGATTTAGCAGTGTATAACGCAAATAGAAAAACAAAAGTTTCCAGAGTGTGGGAACAATTCACATCAGATTTAGAGAAGATGGAGGACAACAATGGCTAAACAACCAATGAATCCCTTGGCTGGAGCCGCAGGTCCTGGTCCATACTCTACACGTACAGACAACTTAAGATTCCAGTCAGACTCCTATGGAGCAGGAACAGAAAATGCTGCCATCAAAGGCGGAGCACCTTTAGCAAAATCTGCAGATTTCAAAGGTGAAGCACCATCAACATTTCGTCGCAATGTAGAACGTAACGCTGGCTTGTTTGATCAGAGTGCATACCCAGAGCAAGACATTATGGCAGGAACAGATCGTGGTCCTGATGTCGGGTCAAGTGCTCTTGGTATGAATCAAATCAAAGAATCTGATAATGAAGTTTTAGCAAAGTATCTACCTGCTATGGACGCTATGGCTGCTGCCCCAGATACTCCAGAATCATTCCGTATCTTCGTCCGTAGTATACAAGCGAACATATTCCCTGCCTAATGAATCAATTCGTCAAGGACGTTACCGCATTTGTAGATGCTCTTGGTTATGACCAGCCAGCGATCATTATTTCGCTTGCCAAAATTCCTTGGGAGTCCGAAGCAGATCGTGACCAGTTCATTAGTTTTCTAACACAAGAGGTGCCAAGTGCCTAATTACTGGGACACCATCAAAAAAGAAGTTGGCAAAGCCATTGGTACAGCCGTCGGCGCACCAGTAAAGGCTGCCATCGGACTTGCTGGTGGAATGACACAAGCACGTGTTGCACCTATGGCACCAAAGGTAGCACCAGATTTTGCTGCTGGCGAAAAGGCTTTAGCGGATAAAGTAACGCAAGAGTTTGGTAAAAGATATATCAATACTTTGGCAAAGCCAGCAGAGATTGTTCGTGCAGATGTTGTGTTCAATCTTGCTGCAGATGAAATAGATAAACTTTACACAACGGTAAAGCCAATAGTAACACGGCCTATATCTACAGCACTTCTTGCAGAGGCAGATAACATTTCAGGTGAAGGATATAACTTCATCAAGAACTGGAAACTTGCAAAGGATGTATCTCCAGGGCAGGCGTTTGGTGGATATGTTGGTGCTGTTGGAGAAAGAGTTGGAGTAACTCCGCTACTAGAAGAACAAGGCGTTCCGCTTCCCACGTTCTTAGATCCAAACTTCAACATCGCAGATCCAGACCAGCGTAAGCAGGCTTTCCAAGATGAAATCTTTGGTAAGTTTTTTACTGGTGGAGTAGACGGATTACTCTCGTGGTACGCAGATCCGCTAGTACTTACTGGTAAGGGATTGGGTGTAGTAAGAACCCTTGGCCTTGATCAGCCTATTAGAACCGTAGATGACATTGCTCGCCTACGTTCTGAACTAGATGCACACGGTGCGTGGCTCAAATCAGGTGGCAAGATTGGTCGTGAAACACCAATGGGTGTCATCGCACAACGCCTAACTGAAGGTGATGCAGTAAAAAACTTTGATGATGTCTTTGTCAGAAGGACTACTGCACGCAATCTTGTTGCAGATGTCACTGGAGAACTCAAGACATTTGATGAGGTAGCAGACTTTCTTTCTGCAGCAGCGGGAGATATGGCCTCCCTCAAGAAACTTGAGCGCACAAAGGCATCTGTTGCTGATGAGATTATCAACGCAAAAGATATTTTAGACCCTATCCAGAAAAGAATGAATGACATTCCTTGGGGTTCGGCTACAAAACCAGAACAGCATTTGCCAACAATCGAAGAATACAACAGACTAACTAAGGTTCTGGAAGATCTTCGTGTCCGTGATGCAGCCCTAGATAAGGCTTTATCTGAGAACATCGGTAACTACCGTGTTATCAATGAATATACATCGGCTGCAGATGTCACACTTTTTGATAAAAACCTTGGCGTTGCCATTGAAAAGACTCGTGCTAAGGCAAGCGAAGCACGTCACAACCTTACTTTCTACACTGAGCAATATCAAAAGAACCCATACACTCGCCCAGTTGTCAATATTGTAGCCCCATTCTTCAACAAACTTCCACGCGGTACTGTAAGAGTAGACGGTGGTTTAGCATCTGATTCATTCAATGAAATCAAGTATGCACTCAATTCAGTCAAAGAACTACGCGGCATTGAATATGCTGGCGTAAAGAATGAATTGGCTCGTAGTTATCTCAACGCTCGCAATGCTAATGAGCGTATGCAGGCTGTCAAGAATATCGAAGAGCAGATTGCTGAAATCAGCGCACTTCGCTATGACATCCCATTGGATCAGGCTAGACAGATTTACCAACAATTCAGCAATATGAGAACTGCGCTTATGTCCTCTATGCGTGATCACGGATATTGGGTGGATGATAACGGCAAATTGATTACATCTCCATTCTGGAAATCTGAAATGCCCAACGTTGTCCCTATGATGGACTTCAAAGATTTTGATTCAGTAATGAGACTTTACAGCCGTTGGTCAATAGGTGGAGAGAAAGTCCTTGAGGCTGCTGCAATTACACGCCTTGCTGGTAAGGAAATTACAGACTTTGCTGACCTAGCCAACTCTATATTCAAGGCTTCAGTGCTTACCCGCTTTGGTTATCCAGTACGTAACACCATTGATGGTCAACTTCGTGCAGCGCTAGTGCTTGGTCAGATGGCTAAGACCGATGATTTCTTCAAGAACTTCGGAAAGAACCTCAAGACCAGAGCACAAATCGGTAAGAACTTTATTATGGATTCTATCCAGTTGAAGAATCCTGGAGAATTGCGTGAGCAAACTGGTCGCCTTATTGCACAAAAGAATGGTTTCATCGATGTTCGTAATCAAATCCTTGATGAACTAACACCACAGGCTTACTATGCTGGTGCTGCTGGTACATTCGGCAAGATGGTAGAACCATCTATGGTTGAACTGGCTATGACATCTAAGACAAAGCCACTACTAACTGGCTCGAAGCGCGACTCTTACTTTGAATTGACTAAGAAAAAAGATGCTCAAGGCGGTCTTTTGTTTGGTCAAGAGAAGGCCAAGTACCAGAGACTACGTGAAGAAGCCTTCGGTAAATATGTTCGCCAGGAAGTTGTACCTAATCTTCCTGAAGGAACCACAATGGTCTATGCAGACTATCTCAGTGGTAAAGTTTTCTACAAAATCCCTGGAACTAAGGGTCGCATTCCTAAAGGTGCGTATCCAGTTATGGAACCACGCAAAGGTATCCCAGCATCTATGCTGGAAATGGAAGTGCAGGCTGGCAAGAAAGTAAATCTACGAGCCAAAGAACCTGGTGCTCAATTAGATATCCGCATCATTACATCCTACGAAATATCTCGCGGTCGCAACTATGAAGATATCGCAGATATCATCGGCGAAGATCAGATGCGTAGAGTGCGTACATATACTGAACAGATTGAAAAAGCAGAGAATGAAATCAATGACAAGATTCTTGAGTCTCAACGTCTGGCAGCAATCCGTTCAGAACTAAAGATTATTCGTAGCGGTGAAGGCCGTGACAAATATGTAAGCCCTAATGGTAAAACTGTTGTGGCAGATGGAGCCTTTGCTGGCCCAGCAGGTATGTTGGTTCGCCAAGATGCAGCCTCTGACCGTACTCTTAACTGGCTCACAGAGGGTCAAACGTATCTTGCTTATGATGCTGCCAAAGGTGCTAGTTACGGAAAGCCATTCCAAAGACTAGGAACAGAATACAACAAGGTTGTTGCACCAACAGACCCACAGTATTTTACTGAACTTGCTAACTTTGCTAACAATCGATTCCGCAAAGACCAGTTGGCTATGCGCCTACTTAAGGGCGAATCGGATGATCAGATATCGCAATGGCTACGTAGTAGCAATGGAAAGTTCTATCTACGCGAGATTGATGCTGATATAACCCCATCAGAAATCAGGAACCATATTCAAGTAGCACGTTCACGTGTATACAAGTTGTTCCCAGATCAGCAGATTAGATCTCTTATTGCTCGTGAGGAAATGACTCCACAGCAGTTCGATGCTCTAATGCGTAATCAACCAAACCTTGCCAACGTCCCTGGACGTGAGGTTATGGAAAGTGTATTTGGATACAACTCTGGTGCTATCAGAAGAACTATCAATACAACTATATCTAAGTTGTTTGAAGTCATTGGAACTACCCCAGAAAACAATCTTGTATCCTGGCCTTTCTATGAGAAACTCTACAAGCGTCAACTGCAAAAGGAAATCAACCTAGCAGAAGGTGCTGGTAAGGATCTTCAGGACCCAGACCTCATCATTCAGATGCAGCGAAGCGCACATTCTCAGGCTCTCAAGACCACAAATGAAACGCTTTATCGCGTAACTAATAACAGTGGTTTGTCAAGCGCTCTGCGTTTCTTGGTGCCGTTCTTCAACGCACAATATAACGCTATCAAGGTCTATGGAAGTTTGATTGCTAAGGATCCATCACTAGCAATCCGTGCATCTATGATTTGGAATGCACCAAACCGTGTAGCAACTGTAGTGGATCAAGAGGGTAAGGAAGTTCCACCAGGAGCGCCACCATCTACACCGCAGTTTATGCTCTTTACAATCCCAGAAGGATTGCAGGGTAAGTTCGGTATTCCAAAGGGATACCAAGTATCTATTCCAAAGAACAGCCTCAACATTTTCTTACAAGGTGAGAACCCACTTGCTCCAGCATTCGGTATCCCAGTAACACTTCCAGTCTCAATGTTCGCTAATAAGCGACCAGAGGTTGTGGAAGATGCACGTACTTGGCTAACAAATAACCTAGGGAAAGAGGCTGCAGATACCGTATTCGGTTCACTATTACCGTTTGGTAGAGCAGCAGCAAATCCTTGGGATCTTATTCTTCCAGCAGCAGCCCGTAAGTTTGAAGCAATGCAGGCTGGTCTTAGCGATGAAGGATATGCACGAGCAGTAGCATCGGCTATGAAGACCCAGCAATATGAATGGGAAATGAATGGTCGTGTTGGTAAGCAACCTACATTTGCAGACGCTCAACGATTGGCTGATCAACTATACAACATCCGCATCAGAGTAAACCTTGGCTTGCCATTCACATTTACATTCCGTCCAGAATGGCAGTTTATTATGGATGACTACCGTAGCGCTATCGCTGATCCAAAGGTAGGTCCTACAAAGGTAGACGATTACATCCTTGGCAAGTATGGAGATATTGGTTATATCCTTACTGCTCCTACAAGTATCAACAAGACTGGTGTCGCTGCAACAGGTGGAGCAGTAAAGAACCAGAAAGAGTTCAACTATCTTCTTGGTAAGATGGATAAGAATGAAACTCCAGGTCTTATTGGATTCCTTGCTAACTATGGTGTAACTGGAGATCGTTACTCTGACGCTGCAGCCAATTACTTCCGTAACAGAGAAGTTCGTCCAGGTGGTACATATAAGTACACCGAACAACGAGATATCGAACAGATTCTTGTTGATCGTGAGATAAGTTTAGGTTGGGCGCAGTATACAAAACTTGCACAAGAACGCGATGCTGTCCTAGCCCAGTGGAGAAAGAAGGGGTATAACACATCCAGCATCAACTCCGCTGCTGCTAAACAACTAGGACTTGAAGAGACTTGGAAGTCTAAGGTTGCACAACTAGAGGCAACATATCCAAACTGGGCAACAGAAAGACAGTTCGGAACTATGGACTTCAATAAGACGAAGCGATATATCCGTTCTCTAACACAGATTGCATCTGATAAGAAGTGGATGAATACATACGGAGATACCAAGAAGACTGGTATCAATACTATGGAAGCGGTATCAGACTTCCTTACAAATCGTACGTTCTTATCACAAGAACTTGCAAGAAGAAAAGGACTTGGCGGAAGTTCATCTCTTGATAACCAAGCCAACGCAGATCTAAAAGATAGATGGGATAACTACATCTTGAATATGAAACTATGGTCCAATGGATTCTCCGATCTATATGACCGTTACCTAGAGAACGATAACTTAGAGGTGATAAAGCCGTGAAGACTCTTGAAGAAATCAAGGCAGAACTACGTAAGGCAAACCCTAAGTGGAGTGATTCTAAACTCAATAACGAAGCCCAGGCTGCATTCGTAAAACAACAGAGCACCGCTAATAAACCATCCCTTGATTGGAACACTCCAGATAGTGGTCAGGATAATGGAGTTCTATTTGGCTTTGGAATCAATGAAAGAGTGCTTCCTCTTGAGGTAGAAGGATTCATAGTAAATCTCATCAAGAATAACAAATCTGCTTATGCAAAAGTTCAAAACGCAGTCAAGCAAGTAACTGGCAGAACTATCAGCGACCCTACAAGTCTCGGCGCTTGGGTAGGTCGTCTTGCTACCAATATGATTAAAGATGAAGAGGTTGCAAAGAACGTAACTGTTGAATCATTCTTACGTGCGGCAGCAGGATCTGGTGCTGCTGCTGGTGCAGGCAAACTGCCAACCAAGCAAATCTATCCAAAGACACCACAACAGATTGCTGACATTATTGAACAGGTATCTCTATCATCACGTGATAAAGGTATATCGCAAGATGAAATGAAAGAGTCTTGGTATAAGAATCTTACTAAGGCTATTGAGGGTATGGTCCAACAAGGAGTTACCCAAAAGACTTACACTAAAGGTGGATTCAAAGTTACCGAACAACAGGTTGGATTTACTGAACAAAAGGCTCAGGCTGCTGCAGCCCAGGCTATTGCTGCTGCTAAACCAACAGATGTTCAACGTCAGTCAGAAATTTCATTTATGGATTGGGTTCGCCAGAATGCACCCAAGGATGTTGTGGGAGGTAGATAGTGGCTGAGACTATTACGCCTGAACAGGCTGCTTACGACGCAGAACTTAATCGCATTGATAATATGTCGCCTGGTCCTGCTATGGTGGCGGCACAAAAAGCCTTTAATGAAAAATACCCTAATGGTCGTCCAACTGGAACTGCAGTCAATGCTACTGATAGTGCTCTTGAAGCAACCCTTGGTATTTCCCCAATTCTTCTTACTGATGTATCAAAATATAAAGATGGTTTGCTAAGGGTAAAGAAACTTTACGATGCTAAAGATTTTGCTGGAGCAAAAGCAGAACTTGAGAAGTTCTTCTTATCTAATAAACTTACTGTAAGTGGATTAGACCGATATACTCTCTCACTAAAGAATACAGATGCCTATAAAGAAGCATTGCGTGAGTGGCTTGTACCGATAAAAAAAGAACTTGCTAGAAACAACCTTGACCTTACAGATAAAGAACTAGAAGATTATTTCCTTAAGGGAACTTCAAGCACCATCATCTATGAAGATGCTTACAAGAAGATTCAAGGTACTGGTCTTGGTCCAGAAAAGGCACCTCTAACTGCTCTTGGTATGATTGCCCAAAAGAACGGGTTTAATCTACAAACCGACTTTGCAGACAAATTACCTAAGTGGACAGAAGATATTCGACTAGGCAAAAGTCCAGAAATTATCTATCAAGAGATTCGTGACGCTGCTGCAGCAAAGGAAACGAATCCTTATATACAGAAACTTCTCAAAGAAGGCAACAACCTTCGTGATATATACAATCCATATATCAATGCTATTGCCACCACGTTCCGCGTATCTGCAGATCAGATTCAACTAGATGACCCATTACTTGTTGGTGTATTCACAGATAAAGGTGGAATCTCACTTGGAGAATTTGAGCCTAAATTATATTCCGATTCTCGCTATAACACTGCTTTAGGCACAGCAAGAATCGGTGACTACAAACAAGCAATTACAGATTGGATTGTTCAGCAAGGTTTCAGCCTTGATGATGCTGCTATCACTCGCATCACAAACCAGGCTATTTCACTTGGGCTTTCACCATCTTCTCCACAAATCAAGAATCTTGTAGATGCTGAATATACCTATGCCCCAGGTTCAACTCTTGGTGGATTGTCAGGTCGTCGCTTACAGGTACTACGTCAAACTGCAGCAGCAAATGGACTTGACCTTGAAAAAGATTTTGCAGGCAATCTAGATAATTGGATTACCCGTATGAGTAAAGGTGAAGATGTAGAAACCTTCAACTCCATCATTCGTAATGCTGCCAAGATTGGTCTTCCTGAAGATATCGGCAGAATGCTTGACCAAGGTATGAACCTAGATACTATCTTGTCTCCATACAAGAATGCCTATGCGTCTACTCTTGAGATAGACCCAAACTCAATTACATTGAAAGATGTTTTACAAAAGGCTATCACAGATAAAGGATTTGTTCCTGTCTATAAATTCAAAGTAGACCTTCGTAAAGATCCTCGTTGGCAAAACACTGACAATGCTCGCCAAGAAGCATCAACAGTTGCATATAACATTCTTCGTGACTTTGGAATGGTAGGGTAACAATGGCTAAAGTAGATCCTTTATTCAGACCAGTGCCATTTGATCAACTTTCAGAATCAACTAAGCAAGTCCTTGCTTCAAATGGAAGACAGTTTGGACTAGATGCTCGTGGTTACTATGACTATCGCGGTGGCGTAGATGCCTCTGGCTATTATGGAGATTCTTGGAATGCAGCCACAAGCCTAACTCCAGAAGAG